AGGAGGTCCGCATGACTGAACCTTCGCGGGTCGGTAGGCTGGCCCCTTGATGGATCATCAGGGTCCTCTGCGAGCGAAGGATTGCGGTCGAGGGCGTCGGAGATGAGAGGAGCAAGACGGGTGCCGTACTTCGCCCTCTTCTCCTCGTTCGGATACCGCGCGGGCCAGATGCGAACCACATAGCCGCGCTGCGGGAGGAGGTTATAGATCGACTGCTCACACTGGGGTGTACCCAGATAGAGGATGCGCCCACCGGGCTTGAGGACGGCGTCGAACTCCTTCACCGCCTCAGACAGCTTGTCCCTCATCATCTGCGTGGCAGAGTTGTTGGGGACCTCGATGTCGTCGGGGATGATTACGTCAGCGCGGGAACCGGCGATCTGGCCAGTGATGCCCACCGACTTGATGGACGGGGAGTGCGATGCACCGGCCGGGCCAACGTCGAAGCTGATCTTGGAGTTGCGCTGTCCCTCGCGGGGACGGAGGTGGCGCAGGATATCCATCTCCCAGATGAGCCTGAGAGTGAAGGTCGAGAAGTCGTCCGAGCGGTTCTTGGTGGCCGAGACGACGAGGATGTTGATCTGGGGATTGCAGTAGAGCAGCCAGACAGCGAACGCGGAGGTGATCCAGCTTTTACCGACACCTCTGAACGCCTCGATTACGAGACGCTTGGGGCCATGCTGGAGGAACTGCGCGATGTCATACTGAACCGGCGTGGGGTCGGGGAGGTGCAGGTGCTTCCAGACAACGTACAGGAAGTTCCTGAAGTCCTCCCTGAGGGGATCAACCACCCGGTTAAGGGGAGTCGATGCCTTCAGGTCGGGAACTGACAATCGTGCTCAGGGGCCGGGCTGGGAGGCCCGCCACAGGGCGAAGAGGCGCTGTCGGCTATGGTGGTAGCCTAAACGCCTGAGGGCTCTGTAGGGGCCTCCCAGGGCGATCCTGGAGACTAGGTGCTGTTGACCACAGCGACCGAAGCGGCCGGGCCGAAGTAATAGACGTTCACGTCCGTGGCCGCGCCGTCATTGGTCATCGTCGCACGAAGTACGCCGAGGTGGTAAAGCTGGACCGCAGTGCGGGCATTGGCGGTGAACGAGGCGAGCGTGACATAGGTCGAGCCCGTGAGAAGCTGTTCGACCACAACGGTCGCGCTGTCCCAGGTGCCGATGGCGGCGAACTCGACGAGGCCGATAGCGGCCGGGGTGATCGGGGTCGAGGAGGCGTCAGCCGGAAGATAAGCGAGCAAAGCCATAGTGATGGTAGTCCTTAGTTCAGGTGGGTGGGGGAAGAGTCGTTGTCGTCATCGGAGGCGAACGGAAGAGAATTGCGGAGGCCCTTGAGGGCGTCGTTCTCTTCGGTGGCTTCGATGCCGTTGTCCTTGAGTAGCTGTCGGATGACATTGAGGGTGGCCGCATCGGGGCTCACCTGTTCCACATCACCGGACTTAGTGAGGACCTTTCGGCCCTCCTTAAGCTGCTTTCCAAGTTCCTTCAGAAGACCTTCGAAGAGGTCCTCCAGAGTCTTTGACTTAGCCATTCGGGGTGACACCACCTCCGAGCGGAAGGTAGGTAGCTGCGAACCATGCGATGGCAGCACCGATACCGGAGAACCAGTAGACCTTCTTCTCGGTCGAGGTTACGCGGTCGGTGAGTGCGGAGATGGCCGAGTCAGTGCGAGCGCGATCCTCTTTGAAGTCAGCAACGAGGGAGGTGATGAGGCCGCTAGCGGCATCTACCTTACCCTCAAGCCGACCGAGGTCACGCTGGAGTTCATTCTGATCCACTGTGTGTTTGGCTCTGTTGTTGAGGATGAGGGCCGTAACTGCAACCTATTTAGGTGAAGGTGAAGTACGCACCACCAACGTAATTCCGGTTTCCTGTGTCGCCCTGACCGAAACCGTGACTGGCAGAAGCGTTGATCTTGTAACCCATCTTGATCCGGGCCACTCCGACCTCGGCGTCGAAAGCTGGAGAGACCCCAGTGAATACCGGGGTCCCGGTGTCAGCCATAATGAAGCCCACAAGCGCGTTAGGCGTTGCGGCACCAGTGGCGTCCACCGTCATGGAAACGGCGGCGTTGGTCAGGGATGTGCTGGAGCCAGCGTTGATCGTTGCAGTCGTTATGACCGCTCCGATATTTGGTTTGAAGCAGAAGGCCATCTTGGCGTCGGCGGTCGTGCCGTCTCCACCCGTGACATTGCCAGCAGAGATGTCAGCAGCCGTGAGTACCTTCCAATAGCCAAAGAAGCGCACCGAGTTGGTGGCGTTGCTAGAACTGAATACGCTACTGCCGTTGGACCAACCGGACGGAGTGACAGCGGCTGGAGCAACGCCCCCTGAGTCCACGACGACATCGACGATCAAGCAGAAGTCACCAGCCGCCGCCCCTGCGGGAAGAGTGATCGTGGCGCTGGTGGCGGTGCTGCTGGCCCGGAAGGTGACCGAAGTCAGGGGGACGTACCCAGACCGTCTCATCCGCCGCGCCACATTGGACACTAGCGGAACTCCCGCCGTGCCAGCAGAAGCACCATGAGGGCCAGCTTGTTGATGACCGCCTTGGACGACGCGAGGTTGGTCACGTTGGCGTCGATGTAAGCGGTGACCTGGGCGGGGGTCATGTCGACGAACTTGGCGACGAAGCTGTCCGCCTTGATCGAGGTGTGGTGACCTTCGTCTAGGGCTTCCCTCTGGTTCTGGAGGACAACAGACGCACGCTCATTGACCTCGGTCCAGGTCTGGGTCCAGACGCCGTTGACGACGACAGGAGTGCCCTCGACCACCCGCTTGGTGATGGGATCGGAGGGCTCTGGACGGTCCACGGGGGCCACGGGGTAGACCCCATAGGCGTCGAGGAGTTCGGCGGAAGGATCGGCGGGGAAGGAAACCTGAGGGTTATCCAGCCGCAGTTGGTAGAAGGAATAGGGATGGCTAACCACCCCCTCCTTGGTAACCAGAAGAAACACTAAGCAACTGCTCCAGGTGAGGAACCATAGATGACCGAGTTGGTCTTCCAGAGTTCGATGATTGTGTAGCCAGTGGTGGCCAGAGTGGGCGCAACACCTCCAACCCAAGTGACCGCTACTGTGGTCCAAGTGATGGCATACGCTGTGCCGTCAGCCACATGCAGGGTGACGCTGTCGCCGTTGTTGAAGTTGGAGGCAACAGGGGTTCGGCTGGCAGTGAGGGTCACCGTCTGGATCGAACCATTGCGCGGGTCGATGGCGAAGGCTGCGCCGTCCGTGATCGTGAAGGTATCCTCGCGGGTGGTGCCCGTGATGATCGGATCGGTGAGGGTCTTGTTCGTCAGCGTGGCCGAAGCGGCATCCTTCGTGGCGTCGGAGGTGTTGTCCACGCTACCAAGGCCAACCATCGACTTGGTGATGCCACCCACGGTTCCCGTAAAGGTCGGGCTGGCCAGCGGAGCCTTCGCCGCGAGGTCACTGACGAGGCTCGTAATGTCCGACTGAGCGTGGGTGTGGCTGGCCGTGGCGAACGCCGCCGAGGACTGGCCGTCGAGAAGGTCCGCATCGAGACCCGAACCAGCGCCGTCCACCGTGAGGAGGGCAGCGAGGATCGTTGCAGCCGACATAGCGGGACCCTTGAGTTCCGCGAAGAACGACAGGTCGTTGCCGTTCGACGGGAGACCCGTGGCGGCCACATAGGTGACCGGGATGGTCCAGCTTCCCGTGTTGTCGGTGGGCGTACCCGTGACATCGAACAGGAGGTACTGGGCCGGGGTCGTGTACCCACGGAAGCTGACCCGATCACCGGCAACGAGCGAGCCGATGATGAGGCCCATGTCGATGGTGCCGCCCGTCGAGAGCGGGGTGTCCACGACGAAGATCGAGGTGACGCTCGCCGGGGTCGCATTGTTGAACCGGAAGCTGTTCGTGCCGGGAGGGCTCGTCAGCGTCGTCTCGAAGTTCAGGAGAGGACCCGGAGGGATCGCCTGAGTGCCGGTCGCACCCGTGGAGCCAATCCACGCGAACTGGAACGAGAGGGCCTCGGCGTTCGTCGGCAGGGTTCCCGTGCCACCAGAGACGGTGACCTGGGTGTACCCGGTGCCGGTCGCGATGCTGCCCGTCATGAGGAAGCGGAGGAGCTTCGTCGGGTCGGAGCGGCTGCGGAAGATGAGGTAGCCACGACCACCTGTTGCACCTAGGTCATCAAGGGTGGCGAGGAAGGCCGTCAGCGAGGCACCGAGAGCGTCTGTGCTGGAGAAGCAGACGGTCGTCACGGAGCCCACAGTGGCGTTGTTGAAGCGCACGTCACCCGTACCGGGATCGGTGCCCACGGAGGTCGAGGTGTCGAAGTTGTACGAGGCGAAGCCCGACATCAGCGAGTAGGTCTGAGACAGGTTACGGGCGGTTTCAGCCGCCGTCTGTGCCGTCTCTGCGTTGGTCTCGGCGGTCTCTGCGTTGGTCTCAGCCAGTTCGGCAGCGACCTCTGCGGTCTCCGCGTTCGTCTCAGCAAGCTGTGCTGCGATCCGGGCGGTTACGGCGAGGTCACGGGCGGCTTCGGCGGCAACCTGTGCGGCCTCGGCATTGGTCTCAGCGGTCTCAGCGTTGGTCTCGGCCAGTTCGGCGGCAACCTCCGAGGCAGCAGCGGCGATGACATCTAGCCCGGTCTGGACACGGTCGGCAGCGGTTGCGATCCGGTCGAGCCCGGTCTGAACCTTGTCGGCCTCGGCCAGGATCACGTCGGCGTGGGTGAGGACGACATCGGCGTGGGTGAGGACGACATCGGCGTGGGTGAGGACCACGTCTGCATGGGTTAGAACGACATCGGCGTAGGTGAGCACCACGTCATCGTTGGTGAGCACCGCGTCGGCAGCGGCTGCGTTCTCAGAGACGAGAGCAGCGGCAGCAGAAGCGGCAGCGGCGGCGGCGTCACCATCCACGATGGCGAGGTAGACGGCCACGGTCTCGACCGCTTCCTCGGCCGCGTAAATGGCCTGCTTGGTGTTGTTGTTGAGTTCCTTCGCCCGGCGGACAGGGCCGTCCGTGAAGGTCACCAGCGGGGCGGTTACCGGCGTCTCGCGGGCAACCTTGATGACCACGCCAATGGCCGGGG